GAACCTGCCATAGCTAATGCATTCCTTCTAGCGTTTTCTCCCTGTAATAAACCCTGATACTCAAGACCCCTTTCGCCTATAGGTGTATCTAATGTTGCAGAAGGGTCAAGTGCTGCAGATGCAGCTATTGCACTTTGCCAGTTTTGAAGTGATGGTGCTTGTGCTTGCATACCACTTCCCAGATAGTTAGCAAATGTAGGGACACCTGCTGAGCCTAATAGATAATTACCAAACGCTGGCTGAAATCCTTGCATTGCTGCTCGTTGAAATTGTGGCAATGCAGCTCGATTCCCCATAGCTCCAAGTCGGGCGGTTTGCCATAAAGCTTCAGGTGATCCTCTAAATGTATCAGCAACAGTAGGTGCAGTAAAATAACCACCAATTTCATCCCCTAGTAAAGTATCAAAAGGGGTATCGTAAAATCCGTTAGCCATATTACTTACCTCTAATCCTGTCCTGCATATGATTCATTTGGTGTAGCTATTGCTGTTTGTCCTGCTGCTGGTCTAAAAGCACCGGGAGCCATCAAACTATCTAAATATTCTAAGAACCCGGAAGCTGGTAATCCTTGAGCAGCTTGCTGTGCTGCAAATATATCATACATTCTACCAAGCTGACTATACATAGCTTGACCACCTATTCCGGGTCCACCGCCAAGAGCAGCGTATGACATAAGCAATGCGTTCTCTCTTGCAGCATCACCGCCTAATAGACCCATAACATTATGATGAACAGGCATTAAAGTACTAGGATCAAATTGAGTACCCATAGTCGAAGAAGCTAAAACGGCATCATCCCATAGGTCAGCCATATTTAATGATTTACCACCTTGGGTACGATCTAGCCAATTTGTAAAAGATTGATTAGCACCTGACAAAAGGTACTGACCTTTGACTGGTGCAAACCCTACATCTCTTGCTCCCCACATAACAGGATTGTATATATCCTCTCCCATCTGTTGAACTCTCATAGATTCCCATGTTTGTTCTGGTGTCCATTTATCTGTTATTGCAGCTGGTGGTAACTGGAATCCTGACATTCCTGTTTCTCCCATTGCAGTATCCATAGGTTGTGTTTGAACTATAGCCCAAGGCATTCCTGCTCTAGCAGTAGGGTTATATTCCCATGTCTCATTACCAAAGCTATAGTATTCAATTCCACCTGACTCACCAGCAGATTCCATCTGCCCTACTCTGTAAAGATCAATTCCATTATTAGCTAGGTTAAATACAGTTTTATTATCATCTACATACAAATAACCTATATTGTTTTGGCTAAAGTAATCTATATCGCCAGAATTTATCTGACGATATACAGATAGATACTCAGGAGAATCTATTGGTATTATCCCAGTTGGCTGAGTAGTTTCAGTTGTCTGAGTTGTTTGTGTAGTATCAGTAGTTTCCGTAACAGGTGCTTCAAACCTAGGGTTTGCTCCCCATCCAGCAAGAACTTCATTAGCATTAGCGTTAACATTGTAGTTATCTAAAACTTCGTTAATGCGAGATAAAAAGTACTGGTCACCAAATGACTCTACCGATGGGTAGTTATAGTTATCGCTAAATACTTCCTGTATCTGCAGTAATGCAGCTGCAACAGCTGGGTCATTTATACCAACATCTTGAGGTGCACTACCCTGTATCTCTTGAGTTCTTCTAATGATTTCATCATTCAACTTACCTTGATTTGATGTGTCGTTAAGAACTACTTCTTCAGAGGTAAACATAGCATCTTGTAATCCATCACCAAGATAGTTTCCATCTATTGCTGAATCTTTCCAGCTTTGTTTAGCCTGATCTCTTTGATCTACAACAGTTTGTAACTCACCTTGAGAAACACCATAGTTAGCTGCAACACTACTAACTGTATCTTTTGGTAAAAGACCAAAAGCTTCTAGGCTAGATATTGTATCGGTAGCTGCTACCATTTTGGAATTATCAGGCATTCCTAAACCAAAATAGTCTTCCTCTATTAACATACTGACAATTTGATTTTCAGTTGCTTCCTGTGCAGCTAAAGGATCGCCAGTCTCATTCATGATCATATCGTAGGTATTGTTATCTTCCATGAAACCAGCATCCATCATGGGGTTTCTAAAAGATGCACTTTCAGCATAGGGTCTACCGCTGTCAGATATACTTAATAAGTCTTGTCCTTCAGTTATACCATTTGAAACCAAGCCCGGTATCATACCGAACATTTCAGGTATATTGAACTGGTCAAATAAGCCCATATTATCCTCCCGGTCCTACTAGTCCAAGTCTTCTTAATCGTTCTACATCTTGCTGAGCTCCCGGTCTTGGTTGACCCGGAGGAACATTTGGTCCACCCTGTGGTGTTGGCACAGGTGGTGGAACTCCCTGCATAGCTGGTGGTGCCACTTGAGGTGGAACCATATTAGGTGGTCCTTGTGGTGGAGCACCCGGTGGCACTGGAGGCAGTGCACCGGGGGATGGACCCGGTGGTACCCCACCACCAAGATTATCGGACAACATCTTAGCCTTACTCAACAGTAGTGCTGTCAGCTCCCCAGCATAGAACTGTGCTAGGTCTTCTCTGCCCTGACGTAGAGCAGACTGATATAAGGTCCATAGCCCTGCCTCTGGCAAGGTACGTTCTGCTATCTGTTCCTTGATAGAGTCGTCCATTTGATCTGAGTCTTGAATGCCAAGAATATTGTCTCTGATCCATAGGTCTGGCATCAATGGAGTCTGTCCCTCTCGGGCGATTTGAGCCATTGAGTACTTCGACATATCGTCCTGTGGCAGTCTTGGAACTATTGATATCTCACAATCGCCACCATCTTTTACAGTATCTGGAGTTATTCTTTCTGAGAAATACATCCTATTATTATCTCGACCTGATAACTCCATAGCACTAAATGCACCAGAAGAGTATTGATCACAAATCAGATTACATATTTGTCTGTATGCATTCTCTAGTGAGATTACCCTTGGAGACAACATGCTTTCAACACCTTGCCTTAAAGTATTAATAGCAAAACCAGATAGTTGAAATTCTAATTGTCCGTATACAGAATGAGGTATTGACCCTCGCTGCATTTCTCCTGAGACCAATCCCATAAATGCACCAGTCTCTCGTGCAACTTCGAGTAGTCCAAGAGGTTCGACATCTTCACCTGTAGCTAAAGATATTTCAGTTCCTTCTTTGTATGGGTCTTCTTCAAGTGTCTTCTGCCCATCTCTTGAAGTTATCTTTATTCCTTGCTTACGTGATCTAGCAGTCAGCTCAAGCATTACACTCATCATAAAGTTATGGTTATCGTAAAGGTCTCTTGTAGATTTAAATACTGACTCACCATAATCCTGAACAGTATCTTCTATTGAAGACCATTCAAGTGATTGCACTAATGGGTTAGCACCAACAGGTCCAAGAAATACTGGAACCTCATCACTGCCATGCTTTGTTCTTCTCTTTATAAACCTATGAGGAATAGCAACAAAGTTATCCTCTCTGTCATAGAAGTCATATACATCAATACCATCTTCATCTATTCTTTCATCGCCTAGCTTTACACGGTATTGTGTTTCTATTTCATGTCTTGTCTTTTTAACCTTGTAGCAAGCCCAAGCTAACCCATCGGAGTCGGTTCCCCAATAAGTGTGCATAGGGTCCCAAGGAGTGATATCAATATGGGTAGTATCATCAGAGCTTTTAACAAGTAAAGCACGACCTGCATACCAGCCTCGCAAAGTAATATACCAACTAAGTTGACTCTTTAGGTCAGGATTTAATCTATTGATTAATCTTTCATCAGCTGACTTTAAAGCACCAATAACAAATCTTTCTTTATCGTTATTCTTTTCTCTTGAGTTTCGTGGGTTACCATTTGGTGGTATACGAATAACTACATCTGCACCAGACATCCAAGAGATAATTTTATCTGCATAAGTCTGGGGCTCATTGGATGTGTAGCTTTGGTAACCATCTCCTGCATCATAAGGAGCTAATCTGTAAAGATTATGGTCTTCATCCATTCGTTGTCTTAAAGGTTCTGTTGAATCATAATGAGATTCAACAAGACTAATAATATCTTCTACTTTTCTGCGAGCCATTTACCACCTCTTTACTTTAATGAAAGAGTTATTTCGTAGGTGACCATAACCAAATCTATCCACAAGACCATATATAACAGATTTGATTCCGTGGTTATATTTATCATCTGGAGTTTCCCCCACTATATTACCACTGCGGTCAGTCTTCCAACGATAGGCTCTAGTCTGTCCATCAAACGGATTTGGCTCAACACCAAACTCAGATAGTATTCCCCTGCATTTAGGATTAAAAAGAATCTTTGGTGTATTTGTTATAGGGTCAGGCTTTAAAAAAGATTTTAATCTTTCGGTTCCTTCATTGATTTGTACCTTTTGGGCGGATAGATATATACCAGTCTGTTCTAACCATATCTCAGCCGGGGCAGACATAGCCTGATGTTGATATCCAGCAACGTCAATAACCCCACTGTTAACATCTTTCCACCACGGTCTTGACTGTGCTATCTCTATAATCTCAGAGGTTATTAATCCCTGTTCATATATCTCATCAATTACACATATCTGTCCATTGATTTCCTGTACGACTTCAACTGCATAACCACCTGCATAGCCGGGGTCCATCCATAGATGTACAGGATCACCTACTGACCATTCAGCATCTTCGCTGATATGTATATCTGATCTGAACTCACCAAACACTAATCCCTGTGGCGGTGTAGGTATACCTTCAATTCTTTCCATAAAGAATTCATCTGAAGCTACAGCCTTAAGCCTTAGTATTTCTGGATCGCTTTTACCACCGGGATATAGGTATTGATTGGAATAACTGGGCAGGGAAAAGGATTGCTCATCATTTAATCCATGCTGCCATGACTGGAACAGTTGTGGGTACCAGCCAAGCGAACCTTCAAATGTTCCACCAAGGAACATCCATCCTCGCTTTGGTGCACACCTACCCCTAAGTCTATGGAAACTTTCTAGGTCTAACTGGCTAGCCTCACATCCT